TCAGATTCGGCCTTTACCGAATTCTGGAATAACCAAGCCGTCGTGTAACGTATGATGTTCTCAGGGCCTTTCCACTGGTCTTGAGGACGTTATGTTTTACCCACAAACGTAGGAAAGAAACTTCACAATTAGGAGAATTCCAATGAAGAAACGTAAGACGGGCACTGCCCGGCTCTTTGACTTTCTGCCAGCATCAACTGAGCTGCAGAAAGCGATTGCATTAGATCTCGATAGTCACCCTCACACAGTGTATAAGAATGACTATCATATAACCCACCTAAATGCTCTTGAGCATTTTCAAAAGGTCCAGAAATTAGCGAGTTTGAAGAAATACGCTGATCCTGGATTAGGAGTAGACCATGAAAGACAAGAAAAAACGTACGAAAAATTTCGTACTGTTCACGCTCATATGCACAGCTTTAAGTCTATTAATAGACTTGAATTACCAAGCTGCACTGACCGTGTCTTATCAACTATGTGCCGTTCTCGAAGCGTCCTGCTAAGAGCCCGGGCTGTCGCAAGACAGCTTCTCACTCCTTTCCAAACAGAAGAATGGTTTAACGCTTGTCGGAACTCAAAAGGTTCTTCCATAGGCGTGTCATTTAAGGACACTTCGCTAGAAGCGAAGTTTACTTATCCACTCTCTTGTACGGAACGGGTTATACCCTTTTGGAACATGTACTTAGATTTTGACCCACGGTTAAAGTCTGCCATTGACGATTTTAATTGTCTGTTGGCATCCCCTAAACGGGAAATGTATAATGTTGTAGAAGGATCTAAGGCTACTACTGTCCCAAAAGATGACTCTATTGATCGGATGATCGCTATAGAGCCGACACTGAATATGTTTTTTCAGCAAGGTTTGATGGCGATGATGTACGATCGTATGAAAATCATCGGTTTGGATGTCGAAGTTTTACCCGAATTACACAAACAACTCGCAAGAGAATCAAGCATTACGTCGTTAAATGCGACAATTGATTTTTCCTCTGCGTCGGATTGTGTAAGCTACGATTTCATGAAGTGGCTTTTGCCGCCTGATTGGTTCGGAGCTATTGATATGTGCCGGTCACCAACTATTGCCATTCAAGGCGATGTTGTGGATCTCGACATTATCAGTACAATGGGCAATGCGGTTACTTTTCCGCTTGAAACTATCGTCTTTTTCTCCCTAGCGCATGCAGTTTTACTTGAATCATCCGGCACTAATTCTCTCTTCCCACGTTGGGAAGATATGAAGAAGGTTTCGGTATTTGGGGACGATTGCATACTTCCAACGGTTAACGCTCCTCGGTTTATTGAGGTTTGTGAAAGTGTTGGCTTCATTGTAAATAAAGAGAAATCTTTTTATCGCGATGAAGATGAGGGTTTTAGAGAATCCTGTGGGGGTGACTACCTCCAGGGATACGACGTTCGGCCCTTTCACGTGAAAGGAGCTGTGTCAACTAGGCTTAGCAGCTTGGAACCGTGGGTTTACACCTGTATAAATAAGCTAGTCCCAAAGTACATTACGTATTTTGGGGAACGAGACTATTTGTATGGGCGATCCGCCATGTCCTATCTGTTTGGCCTTTTGTACCAGCACGGGATACCCGTCAAGGTTGTTCCGTCCGACTTCCCAGAAGATAGTGGTATTCTTGATAACGGAGACATTCGTCGCCTATTCAAGACCTACAATGTGTCGGCTTCGCCGATATATATAGGTAAGCACGGCACTCATCGATTCAACTTTCTCAGGTACATTTACCCAAGCAAAGAAAAAAGAGATGATGCGCTGCGCTTTTCCACGTGGATGAAAAATCCGTCTACCTCGGCAAATGAAGCAGGTGGGGCCTTTGAGGCCCGTATCCGCTCTGTTCGCAAAGGGGGAAGCTATGTAGTAGGGGTCAGCAGGTCCAGTCACTGGACTTGTAGCTTGTAGCTTTACAAGCTGACCGCAAACAAACACAAAGACAAGTGAGGCCTCATTTGGCCAAATTTATCTAAGTTGCCTAAGGGAT